CACTATCAGCTAACCCCTGTGCGCCTGTTAAACCTACTAATGCCCAAAACATTTCGCTAACGTGTACTTCTTCTATGCCTAAAGTTCTTGCTATAAAAGGTATTACGATTGCTGCTATTGTAAACCATACCTTCTTAGACTTTAAGATTGTTAAAATTAAATAGTTTTTCATTTTTTTATTTTAAATTAATAATAATGCCACAAAACATCTTGCGACTTTTCGCTTGAATCAACGTGAATAAAACCTTTACCTAATCCAATTCTATTAAATCCATTCTGAATTAAACTTTGTAAGATTTTAAATCTCTCTCTTGAATTTACTGCTACTATATCAACTGCCTTACAAGGTATCTCTGTATGTGCAGAATCTATAACCCCACCTACTTTTTTATTATGTTCTTTAGTTCTATAACCAGAAGATATTTTAAAACTAATTCCTGCTTGTTCTCTGCAAGTATCTAATTTAGTTAAAAATATAGGACACATCTTTTTACCACTACCTTGCTCATCAGGACTAGCAAACTCCTTAGAACTAAAATGTTTTAATGTTTTAACATTCCTATCAAAGTCATAATAGTATTCTGAATGATCTATCATATATTATATACTGCATAAATTTTTATCCCTTTAACAATGTTAATCAAAACTTTATTAGTTTTAATTACTTCTTCAACTTTTTGATAACGAGGATTTGTACTGTTTAGCTTATTTTTTTTCATTATGCTTTTTCTTTTGACTATACCACTTGTCCAAAGTATACGCTATTGAAATCACTAAAAGGATAATTTTTAAAGCTATCTCTATGTTAGTAAAGGTCGTTACGCTTAATATTGTTGTATTGACCACTATTATTTCTCCTACTTCCTTTGTTACATTTGTTATCGGCATTTGTCAAGTATGATTTTAATTTTATTTTATTGACTTCTTTAACTTTATATCTTTTCTTCATTAATTATATGTAGTATCTAAAAAATCTCTTATAGTTATTTTTGTTTCATTTACTCTGTATCTTTCTAAGTTCATTCCTTGATAATAAGCATTTGAATCAGGCGTTACATCTGCCCCTGTGTTTGTACTGTACTCTGGAAACAGACTAGAGTTATTACATAAATAATCAACAAGTCTTTCAGTATAAAATTGAGCAGTATTACTTACTTCTGATCTTAAATCTTGTGCTTCTGTTCTTGTTAAAGGTGTAGAGTTTTCAGCAGTTTTAGAAACTACATTATTATTCTGCACCTTATATCTAAGAAATGGTAATACTTCGTAAAAACTATAGTGTATTAATACATCAGCTATGTAATCATCTAATAACAACTTGTAGTTAGCATTACCAACATTACCAATAGTACCCCCACTAATCATTCCTTGTATAGCTACAAACAGATTAGTTCCTAATTTAGTTTCTATATATTTCTCTTGTGCAATTCTAACGTATGGAAGTAGAAATTGTACATCTACATTCATATTGATTGCAGTTGAATCTTTTAGTTTATCTTCCGATATAAATAAAACGTATGCCATAATTCTTTTTTTTAATTGTAATACCCTCTATCTTTCATTGTTCTTGGTGCTTGTGCTACTTTCTTATCATTAGGTTTTGGGTAAAATCCTTGACTTCTAGCTTTAGCAGTAGATATTAAATCTCCATATTTTGTAATGTCTTTTTCTAAATAAGCATCTTCTAGTTCCATTACATAAATTTTTCTGATGAACCTATGGAAACATTGTGGACCTCCCTTGTATTTCCAAATGGAATATGTAGCAGCACCATTAATACCAAAGCCTTTATTAACAGGTTTATCATCTAAAGCAATTAAATCTTCTTTTTTATATAACTTATTTGCACCCATCATTTTTCTACAAAATTCTCTTTTAGTTCCTGATTTATTAGTTAATGAAGAATCTCTATCGTATTTATATCTTACTTTAAAAAATTTACTTACTTTATTACTCCATCCATCATCTTCAGACTTTCCATCTCTATCATCTTTTGGTACTGTTGCAAAATGATGTATATTATTTAATTCATTTTCAAAATCAAATTCTTCGTGTTCTTCATCTACTATTTCTTCATTTAGTAATTTATATCCATCAGGCTCATCTTCTCCAAATTCATATATAAATTTATCTAATTCTGTTTTACTAAAATTCATTAGTTCCTCGTGAGATTCACAAGACATAAAGACTGTCTTACCCTCGTACTCGTGTTCGTGGTAACCACTACACCCAAGTCTTTCAGCATTAGCCATAGCTTCCTCTTTAGTATTATAGACAGGCTTACCATCTATCATACCTACTTTATCAAAATCATCTTCTTCTACAACCTCATCCTGTTCTAATGGTGCTAATCCAAGTTCTTCTCTAATTTCTTCTTGTGTCATAACGGATTTAAGAGTTTCAATATCAAACTTAGTTGTAATAGGTTTTGCTTGTACAAAAGAAATAGGCATATCCATATCGTTAATCTTAAATATCTTAGCCAATACTCTTAATATATGTACTTGGAAGTTTTTTATTACAGTATTTAAATATACTTCAAAAGCTGCATTTAATTCATCTACATTAGAACCTAAACCAGAATCACTTTTTATTCCAAATAATAAAGGAGATACCACTCTATGTCCTGTTAAAATGTTTTGCACTAAAAGTTCTTGTAATGCTAAAAATTGTTTGTCCTGTCCTGATACGCTTATTGGTGTTATTTCAGGAGTTCTTGTTTTGTCATCTGAAAAAGTTAAAATTACTTTTCCTGCATTAGAACTTCCTTGAAATTTAGTAGCTATACTTCTTTCTATTGAAATTCTTTCATCTTGTGTCGGAACTCCATTTGCAAAAGAAAAAACATAACTGCCTGAAAATCCGTTACTTATATTATTGAGATGAAATTCAGATACTCTTTGATCTACCATAGCCCAATTATTTGTAGCTAAGTAGTCTGGTGTGTGATAGACATCCATATTAGGGCTGTATAAGCCACTATAAAGTAATTGACTAGCACCTGTTCTATCGTTAGTATTAAAGGCTGCTATAGGTGTAGGTGGGTTTTCTCTTGTATCACTCCAATCTGCAGATACATAATAAGTATCTACAACCCCCATAGCATTAGGTATTCCTGCTCTTACTCGTTCACAAGGAACGTGGTGTATTTCAACTATTTCTGTTTTAGCTTTGTTCCATATTAAGTGTAAAGCAAAAGCACCTTGTAATTTAAAATCTAATGATACTTTTTCTAATATTTCGTGTAGTGTTTCTTTTCCATTAGCATAGTTAAAAAAGTTTTGTAGTTTAACATATCTATCTACATTTTCTTCTTTACCATCTTCATCTATTATTATATCATTTCCTGCAATCATAGCAGCAGTTGTTGTAATAATAGCCCTATGTGTACTAGAATTATTGTATAGATCAATTAAGAACTGTGGGTATAGATTAGCCCATTCTTCTGTACCGTATTCTATCCAATCTTTACCTCTAACTTCCTGTACGATTGGAGAAGTTACACTTGATAAATCTACACTTAATATATTTTCCATATTTATTTTTATTCTTGTTCAGGTGTCCAAGCAGCAGTATTAACTATTGCTAGGATTTCCTCGTGAGTATATTGGTCTAATCCATCTAAGAAAGAAGGAGTATCTCCTTCAAATTTAGCAATAAATAATGTACCATCTACTGACTTTCTAACAGTTGCAGCAGAATCTTCTACAATTTGTGAGAAGTCGCATACAGGATTTCCCTCTGCATCTACTTCAGCTAATAATGTTGTTAATGGTGTTGTATAAATCATAATTTAATTTTTAATTGTTTGGTGTATCAGGAACTATATCTCCTGCAGTCATATTAATCATTGTTCCGTAGTTATTTTCTGTAAATAAATCTATTGTTACAGGTAGTCCTGTTGTCTTAGCATACGTTTCTGCTTGTGTTTGTTCTTCTAACTGCATTCCCCAAATTAAAACTTCTTCTCCTGTTGAAAAACCACTAAAACCACCAAAGCCCATTCCACTTACTGCACTTGCATCAGCAGTTGAAGTCAAAGAATATCTTTTCCATTCATTAGTTACAGTAATGTTTTTATACCTACCACCTGCACCTACATTTTGAGGAAAACCTGGCGAACCTAAACTAAGAGTAGTGTCTAAAGTACCACTAACTGTTTTTAAATAAACACTTATTGTATATGTAGTACCTGAACTTACAGTATAATTGTTGTGCATTAAACCATCTGCACCTGTAGAAACTAATTTATAAGCATTATTAGTTCCATTAGGAGAAACAAAACCTGTAGTTGGAGTTACTGAACTTTTTGTCCAAAAAGATTGACTAAAATCTTCACTATATATAAACTTATTAGTAGTTGTTGCTTTTCTTACTGATGCTATACCATAAGATGGTAAGTATGTAGTAGCTTGATGTTGTTCTTCAAATTGCGCACCCCAAAAAGAAGCAGTAACTAAAGTTGATGAACTTGAAAGTAACCATATTTGCATTTCAGTACAACCACTAGGTGCAGTTACAGACCTAGTTATCCTAGACCATTCAGTTCCTTGAATTTGACTTGTATAGTCGTAATATTCTATATTAGCACCATTACTATTATCATAAAATCTACCTAGCAACCCTGTTCCACTTTCTAATTTTATGTAAAAACTCATAGTGTATCTTTGTCCTGCTACAACTGTAATTGTTGTCTTTAAATCTAAACCTGTACTGCTAAACACAACTTTATCTGCGTTTTGCGTTCCATCAGGAGATACAGTTGCATTAGATGTTAGAGTTCCATTGACTAAATTCCATTGAGATAAATCTTCACTATAAGGTACTAAATTAGTAGTAGGTATATGTGCAAGATTAGGACTTGTTTGGTCTTGTATGATAGGAAAACCATCTAATACACCATCTCCCATTCTATAGTAGTTTCTAATCTTTGTTAGTGGATATTGGTTAGTGATATTACCCTCTACCATATTGGTCATAGTAGCAGGATTGCCTTGTACTTCTTTAACTGATATATCATCAATAAAAAAGAATTGTGTATTTATTCCTGTTAAAGATTCCACCTCAATAAATCTATCAGAAGCTGTATTTGTGCTTGTCATATAATAAGTGTAATTAGTCCAAGTATTTTTAACAGACAAAGTTCCTATTAATTTAGCCACTGCATTAATTCTCGTACGAATAGCAATATCACCTGTTAAAGTTGAAGGATTATAAATCCATAATGAAACTAAAAAAGTTTTATTTAGATATGAAGAATTATTAGGTATTATTCTTGTATTAAACAAAGTTCCTGTACCTGTAACTTTCATAGAATTAGTACCTAAGTGTGATTGTAATGATGATTGAGTATTAGCTGATTGGTAATTAGTAAAAGATACTCCATTAAAAGTTGGTAATGCTAATTCAACATCTCCATTAGTAACAAGTTCTGCACCAAGAGTAGGATTAGTTTGGTCATAGATAATAGGGTACTCATCATTAATACCACTACCCATCTTCCAATATCCTTGTAGTCCTGTGTTTACTTCTGCTACTGTTACGTTTGATACACTAAAAAGAGCATTTAATCTTCCTCTTACTATTAGATTTGCATCAGCAACACTCTGTGTAAAGACAAAAGTCTGTATTCCTGTTTCAGTTATAGTATAAAGATTATCACCAAGTCCATTCACAACCTCAACACTACCTACTCCATCATAACTTGTAACATTAACAGTAACTGTATATGTTACTCCATTGGTCAATATACCTTGATATATACCTGAGTTAGAACTAGCCCCAATAGTTGCTATACCACCTGTTGCACTTGTAGTACCATAAGCTGTCCAATCTGTTAAATCAGTAGCAAAATCACTATTCTGTACTAAATTAGCATAAGGACTACCATTCTCAATATCACTAGCAGTCATATTAGTCATTATTGCAGGGTTGCCTTGTACTTTTTTAACTGAAATATCATCTACATAAACTGTAGCACCACTAGAAGAATTTGGGCTATCATTTCTAAAATATAATCTACCTGAAACATCACTAGCAGTAGTAAATGTATATTTAATATCTTGCCATTCTTCTTTAGTGTCTTTATCAGCTTTTACTATATATTCTGTTGCACCTGAAAATGAACCTGCTGAATAAATATAAAAATCTCCACCTGTGTAACTTGATGTTAAATATACTTTTGCAGTTACTATATATGTACAATTAGTTGATAAAGAAAAATTATTTGTACTTCTTCCAAACCAATTATTAGTACCATCATTAACTAATTTCATTGAACCACCATTAAAGGAGTTCCAACTAGCAGTTCCTGAATCGTAACTTGACCAACCTGTAATATTAGAAGTAAAATTTGTGTTAGGAGATAACTCAACTCCTAAAGTAGCATTTGTTTGGTCAGCAATAAGAGGATAAGAATCTAATGTACCACTACCCATTCTCCAATAACCTACTAAGTTAGATGAAGATTCATAAGCTGCTTGATCTGTCGTTAAGTCTACAGGTAATCCGTGATTGTATAAAGAAGATACTTCATCAGCAGTTAGTGTAGAGTTCCATAGTCCTACTTGACTTAATTGTCCATTTAAAACTGCACCAATGCTATATCTTGAACCAAATATAATATCTGTAGATATATTTAAACTTGTTCCTGTAACAACAATGTGATGCCACTCATTTGTAGTAATACTATTTCCTAGTATTCCATTTACATATATAGTTCCAGTACTTTCTTCAACTATAGATGGTGTAGCATTACTTAAATAAACATAACCTGCACCTGTATTACCAAGTCCTCTAGCATCATATAAGTACATATCACTACCATAACTATCTCTTTTTACCCAAACAGATATAGAACCTGTAAAACTACCTAATGTGCTTTTAGCTATCATATAATCATCAGAACCATCAAAATCAACTTGCTTAGTATTAAATACTGTAGGGTTACCTGACTGATAGTCGTTTCTATTTACAAGTAGATTAGTAGGCATACCTTGA